TATAGTTGATGTCTAGTAAGTCCTTGATATAGTCAAAGCCTCCTAACATGTCCCCAGCTTCATACTGGCCATCATCGTGGTAGCCATCGTCTATATCCTGCTGAGTAACTAAGACACCATTTTCAATGTCGTTGATGATTGATAGGACCTGTTCTTTTAAACGATTGTTATCTGTAGTAGTCATAGTGTTATTCCTTGGGGCCGAAGCCCCCTAATGGTTGTTATGCTTTAAAATCAATTAGTATCTGCTTTTCTTCTACAGTTAAGTGTGTGACCTGACACCATTCGTATGGGATACAGATACCATCAAACCATAAGCCAATAGCGCGACCGCAAGGCCTAGCCACTATGTCAAGCGCACACTCAACCTTGGAACCGCTGAAGGTATCTGCTAGATACGCCCAAGTTGCATCAATGTCATTTGAATAACCAAACATCTTTAGTTGAGCTGCATTAGGAATGATTTTAATTGTTGCTCTAGCCATCTTGTTCACCTGTCTAAGTTAGTTACTGTTTGTTGTGACACTCTCTCTGGAGCGAGGTGGCCATCTTATAGATAACATTGTCACTTAGCAAGCATTAAATTACAAAAACATGAAATTAGTTGTTGATTAGTAATTAGTTGGAGCCCAGTAGATAATTGGAGCATCAGTGAACTAACATTTAGTCTATATGTACTATCATTTAGTTTGTTAGCAGTATTCTATTGATTCTCTAGGTTCTATAGATTAGCCAGGCACTCAAAATTAAAAACATCAAAACCCTCCCTTATTCTGAAAACAAAACAGCTTATAACTAATAGTAATAAGACTATCTAATGAATCATGATGAATCATGATGAATCAATAAGAAGTATTACACCTCCATGCGTGGCCCGTGGTGCGTACCTATGCGGCGCGCGAGGAAAGAAAAGAGGAAAGATACCCCCGCCCCCCTTGGTTTTCCATGGTGCCAGCCGCCTGCGCCCCCACGGGGGTAACGCGCGCGACCCTTATCCGATATAGGACCACAGATTTTTAGAGTAAATTATTTCCCAGAGAACCCCAGAGAACCCTTGAGAACCTTTAGGACCTCATACAGCCCCTGCTAGAGGACTTCATGTAGCTACCCCTAGTCATCATATAGATAACATATAAACGTGGCATAGGAAGCCCCTGAGAAGGCCTGTGGTTAGCTTGTAGATTGTCGATTAGTAATCATATTGATTACTCTGGACATAAGGTTATTACATTGTCGATTGGCAGCGGAGCGTATATATTATGAAAGAAAAAAAAGCACCCTACGTACAGACACAATGGCTAATGATGATGAGTGAGATGTTCTAGGACATGGCACTTATCAATGGCATTGGTTGTAACTTGTAGGATGCTTAGGGTCTTACTTACTTAGTTATCTATGATGGATATGACGTAGAGAGATGTTATAGATAACCTATAGATAACCTATAGATATACTTACTTAGTTATCTATGATGGTAATAACGTAGAGATAACTTTGAGGCATACTAAAGATACCCTAGGGTTGTTCTTATATCTATCAACCCTATAATGCAATTTAATTAATTGCGCCATATATGGGCGTTTCCAGCGTGGCTTCAGAGCAACGTCAGAACCACGTATCACCTACAGATTTCTTACTACCTGTAGCGTTATCCATGAACTTCTGTATCTCCCCATTGAAAGCATCGAGCTTCTGTTGGGCAGCCATAGTCTCTGAGTCCGCATCCATCTGTTCAGTCCAGTAGTTCACTGCCATCGCTAGAGCTTCTAATCTATCGTCATGGATGATTGCACCCCTGTCTTTAGTCAGCCTAGTCATCTGGTAGAACAAACTGTACGAAGTCTCAGGCGCGCTCTCGTAGTCTTCCTTAATCAGCTTCTCGTCAATGATAAGACGATGCTGCATCATCACAGGTTCAAGCGTATCGATGATACGGACTTCCTTCTGTGTGTTATGTCTGACTTCTTCAATAGATACAGGGTAGGCTTTGTTCACGAATGGAGCTAGTAGCTTGGAGAACATGCCGTCACCAAAGTTACTCTCTACCACTATCATGCTGACCTTCTCTATCTTCGCTAGGTTCGCTAGCTTGGTAAGAGTCTTGTCATCATACCCACCTTTGAAACCACCACACTGAGTAGCGTAGAGATAACCATTCAACATCTTCACAACTGCATAGGCTGTCTCGTCCTTACCACGACCGGAAGGGTCAATAGCAAGTACAGCACCTGTGTACTCGTACATCTCATCAGAGAACCACATGGGTCTATAGAACTTGTCACCAGTGAAGCCTACGACAGGCACATCTTGGACTATCTGTGCAGGTCCAGAAGCCCACGCTAAGTCAGCCCAACCCTTCCTAGGGTTAAGTGCAGCTACGCATAGGTCAGCTAGTTTCAATGGATACTTATCAGCATCAGATAGTGTTGTGTCCAGCATGAATTGCAGGGCAAATCCAGCCTTACCATAGGAAGCTTCACGCTCCATTAAGTCCATCTTAGTGAATCTATCAGGCTCTGTAGGCATACCCTCTTTAGAGGCTCTATTATGCTCTATGAAGGGTGCTAATCTTCCTTGATACATTGCCGCTTGCTTGTCTGTAGGATAGCGAGAGGGCCATATACGTATCTCATAGCCACGTTCTGGGAGCAGGTTATAGATGGACATCTCAGTCTGTGGAGTACCTAGGTAAATCACTCGACCATTGGGCTTTAATACAGCGTCAAACTCCTTGATTGCCTCGGATAATTTGTCACGCATAGTCTGGGTAGCGGAGTTGTTACTAACCTCCACGTCATCAGCTATTATTGTGTTAGCTCGAGAACCTGTAAGCTGACCATTGATACCCACTGACTTAACTGAAGGGGAATGGTCGGGTAATGAAGGCCCAACATCAAAAGCAATGACAGAATCACGCTGACCATTTTTAGTTCTAAGGTGTGTAAGTAATTCAATTTCATTAATCAGACGTTTAGTAAAGGTTGAGAAGGCATCAGCACGTTCTTTGGAAGCTGATACAACGAGTATCTTATGTTGAGGGTCACAGTACAGTAACCACACAACGTAAGCTGAAGTTATCCAGGACTTACCTATACCACGGAAGGCTTCTATCACGCAGCGCCTAGGGCCTACTTGGAGATAGCTTCCCATGTCGTACTGAATCGGTGTGGGGTCTGGCAGGTTTAAGGTGTGCCATACAATCCATAAGAATTTACGGAAGTCTTGTTTGATTGGGTCATCTACAACGGGTGTAGCCATGTGTTACCTAGTGATTAAGTGGAAGTTCGTCTTCATCAAAGTCAGGAAGAGCGTGGATAAGGTTATCTAGAGGGTTCCCTTGGGTAGGTACGCCATCTATACCATTGTCTTTAAGAAACTGACGGGCTACGTTAAGAATACTTGCGGTAGTGTCACCAGCCTGTACTTGACCTAGTAACTGGGTAGCTAACTCTTCGTGGAGTAGCGACATTATTTCGTCTAAGCGTTTGTTACTCATTTCGTGAGTCCTTTTGCTTTCTCATAGCTTCTTAGTCCACCTAAACCGAGGAGGGACATAACAAGTGTGGAGAGTTCTGCTGCTTGAATAGCTGGTAGTTCTGCTGGAAGTGCATAGAATGCGTTGATAAGTCCAGCAAAGGGGAGGATAAGGAACTGGTAACCAAGACCAATTGCACATACCCACCCTATTGCAGGTCTCCAGCCAGCCACGAACACGGAGCTATGTTTAGCACCTTCGATGTTTGCCATCGCTTGTAAGTTGTGGGGTTTCTGGAGTAGTTCAGTCATCTTAAGAGTGGCATTTGCCTTCTCTTCATCAGATGTAAACAGGTCATCAAGACCTTCCATGACACTCCCTGCAATCCCAGCGAAGGGATTGAGAGATGCCATAGTAGTTTTTCCTATTGTTTATGGAGAAGCTGCCTAACTTCTCATCATAAAGGCTGCGCCTGTTACCAAGGCAGCTATTAGCAAGCGAATGAACCATTCATTAGCACCTCCCGTCTTAGCTGCAAGAGCTAACTTAATGGCGTGTGTGTCCAGTTCTTCACTATGTTTATTTAAACGAGCGTCTTGCGTGTTGTTGTGTATCAATAGACCGTCTATCTTGGTGTCTATCTCCACAAGCTTTACCATTGCATCCGCTAGCTTATCTATCTTCGCTTCTAGTCTGTCGAATCTAGCAGTAGCTTCCATGTTATTCCTTTATAAATTAAATTTAGGTGCTTCTCTTTATAACCACGGACATTCTGAAGTTAATAGAGTGGCTGTCTCGTCTGGTATAGTGAATGTAGCATTACCGTTAGCTACTTGCTCTCTGTAGAGGTCACGCATTAAAATTAACACTAGAAGAACGTAGTCCTTGTGTTCACCTGTTAGAGCTGCATTGCTCTGTGTTTCTTTGCTAGCGTAGCTGTATATGGCTGTCTGGCATTCTGATTCTATAGACATACTAGTTATCCTATGTTAGTTACTTGGCTGGCAACAGAAGGTAGACCTGTGGCAGTGACAATTAATGTTTCTTCACCACTAAATGCGCCAGTGCTGCTACCATATAATTGGAAGCCTGTTGGTGCATAAAATGAATTGTTACCTGCTGTAATAGTCATACTCTTAACATCTATTGCACTACCTAAGTCAATTACAATCCAAGCTGATGGGCCGTTTGATGAGAGAATTGTCCAATAAGAGGTGCTAGTGGTACTAGAGTCAAATGCCTTCCAAGGTGAATAAGTTGCGTTATAGGTATAATTTGTAGTTACCACATAAGGTGAAGGTAGGACACCACTTGTCATGTTAGCTGGATAAGCTGTACTAGTTTGACCTGCCCCAGTGTAAAGACGTAGGTTGGCTAACATCCACCAGTTGCCCTGAGAACACGTCACATTTGTAATTTTCCAGTAGCGGAATATGCCACCAAACCCTAAAGTAGTTAATGCCTTAGTAGCTATCTCAGACTGTAAGTCACCAAAGTCCTGACATCTAACTCTTATCTCATGTGTACCTGCTGCTGGAACTGTAAATGTCATTGTTCCGTCGTAGTTGTTAGTCACTGCACTATTGGCTACAACTAATGTACTTCCTGTGTACACTTCAACTACATATGCTGGGTCATCATAAGTTACGTGGTTCGATACAGTCAGTGTGTATACAGTTTCAGCTGTTGCTGAAGAAGCACCCGTCAACGTAGGCGTAACTGACACACCTAAATTAGTGTTCTGCCACTTAGATGCAACACTGTTGTACATCAATAAGTCGTTATTCTGTAAGGTAGCTATAGTGACATCAGTTAGATCGTTTAATGCTGATGCTCCACCACCACCAGAGGAGGGTAGGTTAGTTAAAGCAGAACCATCACCAGCGAATGCTGTGGCTGTCACTGTACCAGTTACGTCTAAGGCTGTAGCTGGTGCCGAGTTACCAATACCAACTTTGCCAGTGGCATCAATCCTCATGCGTTCTTGTCTAGCAGTGCCTGAACCAGTAGCGATACTTACACCATCATAAGCATTGATACTTATGCCGTCTGCTGGCCCTACACCATTGCCTGAATGATCGTATGAACTAATGCTCATATTGAATTTATTAGCATCACCTAAGCTGGGTCGTAAGTTAATAACATCACCACCGCCTGTGGCGTTATATAGCTCAATGCCAGCCTCACCTGTGACATGCAAAGGATACGCTGGCGCTGAGTTATTAATACCTACGTTGCCCGATGAGTCTATGACCAGATCAGCACCGCTACCGCCATGCTTTCCAGAGCCAATAAAGAATGAGCCAGTAGACAGTTCATTACTATCACCAACACCCATACTAAATTTATCAACACCACCTGACTGAAATACTAAGGACTTCCTTCGTGCGTCATCCGCATTTATGTAGACGTAACCATTCTTAGTGGCTAATGCTTCAAACTTAGCAAGACTTTCTCCAGTCGTTGATGAGCTTAAAACATGAAGCGCACTATCAGGAGAGCTAGTGCCAATACCTGCTTTGCCATTTGTATCAACAGTTAACCTAGTACTGCCATTAGTCATAATTCCTAGCTTATGGTTTGAAGAAGTACCTATTTTACCGATAGCTGACTGGGCCTGAAGATGGACAGATGCGCCAGAGTTTCGACTTACGTATGCATCACCATTACCACTACTAGCAACATTAAGACCATCAGCAGTTATAGTACCAGTTACGTCTAAGGCTGTAGCTGGTGTCGAGTTACCAATACCCACATTCTGTGACGCATCTATAGTTAAAGCGTTAGTACCATTGGTTTGTAAACGAAATTGATTGCTGTCTGTTGTGCCAATGTTTAAGGCTTTATTAGTGCCTGAGGTAGATAGTATGCTTTGTCCACCAGAACCCGCGCTAACTTCAATATATTGAGTTCCACTTCTTGAGAATCTTCCTGTATTACCATCTATATTGACATCTAGGTTACCATTGGGTATTGATACGTCATTATTATCCCTACCTATAGAGATAGCTGTGTTCTTAGTGCCGTTAGTCTTGCCACCTATACTTACAGCAGTGTTAGCATCATCATAGCTAAAGTGTGCACCATAAGAAGTGGCTGTAGGGTCACGTACTACCAAGCCTGCATTTGAGTTAGCGGCACCTGTAAGTTCTACATCACCTGAGGTGGATAAGTCCACTTCAAGCCCATCAGCAGTTACAGTGCCAGTTACGTTAATGCCTGTGGTCGTTGTGGCTAGCTTGGTTGCACCTGTGTGCTGTATAAGTAAAGTACCATTGGCGTTTATCGTACCCCCAGACCCTGAGGTGATGAAGCGCATATCATAGTCATCTGAGAAAGGTGACTTCAGGTCAATGTACGACCCATCTGTCCCACCTATCTCTATGTTGGCGTAACCGCTTGCTGCATTGTTAATGGCCAAGTTACCAGTCATAGTGCCGCCAGCTAGGGGTAGCTTAGCTGCAATACTGTTTGTAACAGTTGTGCCAAAGTTAGCATCATCTCCTAACGCTGCGGCTAGCTCATTCAACGTGTTCAATGCAGCAGGTGCCGAATCTATAACAGCGTTTACCGCTGCGCTAGCTGCGCTAGATGCACTTGATGCAGAAGATGCTGCCGCTGTTGCTGAGTTTGCAGAGGCGGTTGCTGAGTTTGCAGAGTTAGTGGCGCTTGTGCTAGCAATGCCAGCTTGAGTGCTTGCGGTTGTTGCGTGAGTAGGTGCGGCTTGGATGGCAACCATATCCGATTTAGATGGAGAAAATTTGTGCCAGCCAGTGTCGTACTGGAAGTAACTTACACCATTGTTTGTGAATGCCCCTACTGGAAAGCTAGCACGGTCGCTCATAGCTTCTAACATAGCTAGCGCACGGTCGCTTATGGCTAGATTACCAATAGCCATACTATTAAAATCAGACACATCAAACATGTTCGTAGAACCACTTTCATCAACATCTCCGTAAGTGAATCCAGAGAATGTTGTATTAAGTAAATCCCGTAGACCTTGGTGAAGGGTATTGCCGCTAGTGATTATCTGTACTGCTTCCGCGCTTGCGGCTCTTAGGCCATTCACTTGGTTTAAGGTGGCTGTAGTCCAAACATTGAACACCTTGGTCACTGAGTCAAAGTACAACGCACCTTCGATTAAGGCATCACCATCGTTATCAACTGTTGGTGCAGTCGCTTTTGGGCCTAGGTATCTGTCATCAAATGAATCTAGGGATAACGCTGCTGCTGTAGCACTGTCAGCCGCTGCTGTAGCACTGTCAGCTGCATTAGTTTCGCTGTCAGCTGCATCGTCTTCACTCGATTGGGCTGCAACTTTACTAGCCAATGCTTCAGCAGCCTTATCAGTTGCAATCACTGCTTTAGCTGTCGCTATAGTAAGTTGGGAAGTCATTCCTGACTCAGCCCATGACTTAGTTACAGCGTCTTGAGCAGACACTGGGTCAGCTACGTTCTTTATGCGTTTATTATCTGCATCATAAGTAGCATCAGATGCTAGAGTCAATGAGGTATCAGTTATGTCGAAGGCTTCTTGCGCTAGTTCAAATAACTGATTACTGTCAGTATCTAGGGCTGCTTCATTGAGTACAGAACCATCTTGAAAGTCTACTACTCTTGAGGTCCTGTTAGAGATTCTGCGTATTTCTACGATTGCACCGCTAGCAGGTGCGCTGGTTAATTCAACTCGACTTGAGTCAAGCCATGCATAGGTCACGGAAACGCCATCAACTTTCGCGAATACGTTTGCTTGATGCACGTATTGGAAGGTCACGTTGAAGACTTTAGTTACTCCGTCACCTGTGTATTGTACAAAGGATAAGGCCATGTTATTTCTCTATGTTTTAAATATTAGGGGATAAAAGAAACCCCTCGATTGAGGGGCCTGGGGTTGGTTACTGGTTAGCGGTCTCTTCTTTACGAGCGCGGAAGTCAGACACTACTTCCCTAAACGTGTATGACTCAGCCATAAGACGCTCCTTGGCTTGCATCCTATAGCGTTGAATAACTCTGCTAAGACGTTTAGCTTTTGGAGACTTTATGTCGTGATACAAAGGGTCACCTAAAGAGTTGTAGTCAGGAGAAGAAATCTCATTAGCCAAGGCTTCATGGAGATTAGTCCCGTACATGTCAGTTTGCTCTGCTAACATTTCCATATACATGGCGTATATAGAGTCACCTGTGTCTTCATCCTTCATCTTCTTAAAGTCAGCTTGAGGAATCCCCAAGCTCTTGTCAGGTTCTCTAAATGAACCAGCACTATCCTGACTTGTTGAAAGCCGCGCAATTTCATCATCAACAAAGGATGAATCTTTTGTCACAACTCTAAAAGGAGACCATCGGTAATCAGCAGTTTCTAAAGCTCTTCCTAGGTAGTCATACTTCTGGGGAAGTTCTTCTGAGAATCCTGGGAGGCCACGAAATAACTTATCCATTGTGGTATAAGCTGCACGTTGGTACTCATCAGTATTGTTCTGCCGTAGTATGTTAGGAGAAAATGATGTTAACCATGCTTCACCATACGTAGTAGCACCATCTTCTTCATTGAACACGTTGAGTATTTCCTCAAATGAATCAAAGTAACTCTTGCTTAGTAAGTTATTTACCAAGGCATGCATTGCAATGTTCATGTACTCAGATACATCATCCTCACCATACTTTGTCATGTCCTTCCTGTAGCCATAGTTAACATCGGCAACTATACCCATTAGGGTAGCGAAGGGTTCATACTTAGCATAAGAAACCCACTTACCATTAGACAGTCTAAATGAATAAGGCTCATGGTCGGCAAGCCATAACTTACGTACATTATGGTCTCTAGGTCCACTACCTGTCATGTTGTCAGCATCAGCAGCCATCCAGAACACACTAGCACCTGCTAGGCCAATTATCTTACGTGCTTGTAACTTACGGAACTCCATAGGGTTCTCTTTACGGTTACGTATGATGTCAGCTTGCTGCTTGTTCAAGAAGCCTAAACCACCTGTAGGTACAAACTCTAGGCCGTGGTTAACGATTGCGAAAGGTGTACGAGGAAAGGGAAAGGCGATAAGGCGTCCAAATCCAGCACCACTATCTGCTATATTTCCTACCGTTTTAGCGAAGACACCTGATTGCTCGTTGGTGTAGGTCATACGCCTTACGTCACCAAGGTATTCCTTATTCAGTAATCTACCATTCTTATCAAAAGAACTAGCTATGTGGTCTTCAACCACTTTCTTAAATTCAGGAGAACCTTCCTTTAAGCCTTGCTTTGAGGCCATGACTACACCATCTGCGTAAGCTAGAGACTTTGAACGTAGGAACTTAACCTGTTCGTCTAAGAACCTTAGTACATGGTGAGGGTAATGCAGTGTGCTGTATGCCTTTTTAAATATAGAACGCTTCTCACTTGAAGCAGCAGGGGCTAGGCTGGTTTCTTCTCGCTTAACATAAGGGTCTATTTTATGCTCACCAGAACGTAACGCCTTGTATGCTTCTTTAATAGAATCACCCAAGAACATGCGGTAACCAGAGTACGTTGCCAAGGCACGTTTTCTCATTAAGGAATCAGCTTTTGTTGGCAATGGATGCCCAAGTAGTTCGACCAGAGGAGTGCCTAAAAGGTTTGAATAGTTAGATATAGAGGCTGCTAGAAGAGTTGACAGGGCAGACAACATCGATGTTGAACGTACCTTGTTAAACTCGTCCATAACCTTTCTAATTTTCTTACGGTTAACAGCAGACCGAAGGACTTTAACAGTTGGCATTTTGCCATCTACTAAGACTTTAGATACACGGTCAGCAATAGCCTGTGCAGCTTTAGCGCCTTGGTCTAGGTCTACATCAGATAACAAGCCTGCGATAGGCTTAACTGTTATCCTACGGCCACCTAGTAGGCGACTAGAGCCAGCACTGATTAATGAATTTAGACCACCAACCTCATCAAGCATTGCTGCCTTAGAAAGTAGCTCTGCTTGTTCGATAGGCGTAATGTTCTTCTCCATCTGCCGTTTCGTTAATGCAACAATCTCATCAGCTAGGGTAGCTGTTATGTCACCCATAGCAATCATTCGATTCTCTACATCAGCTAACTTCTGGACATCATCTTTAACTTCATCAATAAAAGAACGAGCATCAAAGCCAGTATCATTACGAAGCTTTTCTACAGTCTTATCTGCGTCAGCACGTGCTGCTGCTAGAGTACGGACACCTTCTGGGTTACCATCGTCTAGGACAAACCTGCGTTCCTTATAATACTTAGCTCGTTCTTCTATGAAGTCTTTGACATCATCAGTTGTCTCAAAGCGTTCTGTGTTAACAGCAGGCTTAGTCTCGTCATAGTTCTTCGGTGGGTTATAAGGAAACTCACCAGCGTCATCAAGAATGTCTGTGTGTGATAAGTCTTGAACTTCAGGCACTTCATCAGCTAATTCATCGACAATCCTAGGTGGTCCACTAAAAGCACCTTCAAGCTTTTCAGGATTGAACACTGCCATCACATCTGAAGTGATGTCTGTTTTATCCGCATTATCTAAGATGTCTTTGAAGTTTATACCATCAAACTCTCCAGACTCCTTAAAGAACCTAGCCACTTCACTTGTTGATACCCCAAGCTCTTTTTGTTTCTTGGTTAAAGGCATCGCCTCTGCTAGTGTCTTAGTAGAACCATCAGGAAACGTCAAGACTGCTTCTTCAGGTATAGCGTAGTGTCTGTACGTACCTCCATACTGAAGCTGTATGCTATTAGCAGATGCACCTGTACGTAGTGGGTAGACGGCTTGGCCAGAAGAGTGACGTTCGGCATACTTGCTACCCAATTCAGGGCTGCTAGTGACCCAAACGCCAGTGTCTTTGTTCCTTCCTGAAGTTGAAGGTTTCCATTCTTTAATGTCTGAGTCGGTCCCATGATACCAAACGTCACCAGTTTCACTAGGGACTTCAGGGACCGCTTCAGGAAGCACTTCATCAGTGACTTCATCAGTTGCGTTATTAGACTTACTGTTACGCCCTAGGAACTTACTGAGTCCCCACGTCACAGAACCAGCCCCAACAGCGGTCAAAGCACCTGTAGCTAAAGTCTGAACACGGTCATTCTGAGAGAAGTCACCTTCATTCTGAATAGCCTGTTGGAACTCAGAGTCCGCAGCGCCATAGGCAAAGCCTTCAGCACTAGCGACACCTACAGCTGTCTTAGTCGTTGACTGTTTAGCCAACTGCTTAAGCATCTCAGCAGCCCCTGCTTTCATTGGAATCTTAGATAATGCGTTAGCCACAAATCCAAAGCCAGCATAGGTGGTCATGTCGGTAGCGACACCTTCAACAGCGCGTCCAACAGTCTTCATAGAGGTGGGAAGCTTCTCATACATAGCCATGCTACGAATCATTGCCTGTTGTTCTTCATCAGACCAATCACCAATGTCAAAGGCTAACATACCTGTACGGACTAAGTTCCAGCGTATTCGCCCAATCTCGTCAATGGCTTCACGTGCAACAGAATCAACATCAGGACCACGTTCAGTCTCTGCTACGTTAAGACGTTCCATTTCAGACATCATTTCATCAAGACCAACTACAGGTTCTCCTACTGTAGGAATACCCTGAAAGCTTTTTAAATAGTCTACAGAATCATTTCTAGTTGAGGGTCCTGTGATGTAACCTTTTTGAAACAATAGCATTGCATCTGAACGGAATTGTTCAGAGGCTAGCATGGACTCTTCGGTGACCTCTTCAGGTTCTATAGGTTCTAAATAAGAACCATTATTTAGACCATAAGGGTCTTCAACACCTTCAATGGCTGTAGCAGTCCCTTCAGATGTCTCTGCATTTCCACGCAGATTGTATGGGTCTTCAACAGTTTGGTTCATTAGAAGTCTCCTTCATGTGCTTGCATCCATACATAGGAAGCTCCATCACCAAATGCCTCATTAAGAATTTCGATAGCTGGTCGCTGTCCTCCACGCATAGCTGGTGGGAACTCTATAAGCTGCATGGGGTTACGCATGATTGTATCCATGACAGCTTTAGGTACTTCGCCACCAATTTTGGCTATTTCTGCTTCAATGTATTCTATGGTGGGGTTCCGAAAAGTGGCTTGGTTCTTTTTAGCCCAAGACTTGGCATCTCTTATGCCTTTGTTACGGAAGGTCTCTTCTGCAATAGCTCCAGTCTCAGCATCAGCAAGAACTTTAAGCTCTGAACTAACATTCTTAACCATCGCAGTCACCTCAGCAAAGTTAGGGTCATCATTACCAGCTTCATACCAATTAGACACAGCTTCTCTAAAGCCAACATCAAATGCTTTTTCTAGGTTTGCACCACGTTTACGTGTAGCACCTGACATCTCTGATGATGTTCCAACTATGGACTCAACAAAGCGTTGTCTAGCAACAGTGACTTCACGTTTCTCACCAAGAGGTGCTACTTGAGAAGCTTGTTGAACCTTCTGCATTAGGTCACCTACCTGACTTGGATGTATGAAACCTAATGAAGCTTCCACTAGGATGTCATCTATTGTCACTCGGTTAGCAGGGTTATATGTTTCCTTATAAATACTTGCCAACACGCGGTTGTAGCCTTCAGTGTGTTCTACTGACACAGGCTTCTTTGACAAGGCCAAGGCGTTAGCCTCGTAGCTCTGTAGGGTAGCCAGTTGACCTCCACTAGATACATAGGCACTTTTAAGCGCATTAGGTATCTGAGCAGTAGGGTCCTTAATCAACATAGTCTGTATAGTGGTAGCTGTGTCTTCTCTAGTCTGTTCCTTCGCTCTTTCTGCTTGAACAAAGGCTCTCTCACTTTCCTGATAAGCAT